TATAAAGTCAGATCATACTATGGCAATGTATTAAGTAATAGTGATTTAGATCATACATTCAGTAAAGAAAAACCTGATATAGTGATTCACCTTGCTGCATATGCTGGTATTCGTAACTCACTTGAGAACCCTAATCTGTATATTAATAATAACATATATGGAACTCAAAACCTTATTAACGTATGTGAAAAGTATGGAGTAGAAAAAGTTTTATATGCATCTACCAGTTCAGTCATGGCTAACAACAACATATGGCCCTGGAATGAGCAGGAGCGACTTGGTGACATGTTATCACCCTATGCTTACACTAAACAATCTAACGAACATCAGTTCAAGATATCTAAGATAAAGAATACAGTTGGACTGAGATTCTTTACGGTCTATGGACCGTGGGGTAGACCTGATATGGCACTGTTTACCTTTGCAAATAAGATCGTAAAAAAAGAAGCAATAGACATATATAACTATGGTGATATGAAGAGAGACTTTACGTATGTTGATGATATCGTACAAGGCATCTTTGGTCTACTAGAAGAGATACCTGAAGGCGATGAGATATACAATATAGGCTATGGTAAACAAGTCGGCCTAATGGAGTTCATAACTGAGATTGAAGAAAATCTAGGTAGATCAGCTGAAAAGAACTTCTTACCTATGCATCCAGCTGATTCAAAAGAAACGTGGGCTGATATATCTAAACTTGTAAATCGTACTGGATACGATCCAAAAACCAGTGTAGTTGAAGGAGTGAAAGAGTTTATCGATTGGTACAAATCTTTTTATAAAATAAATTAAGTGTTTACATTTATAAACTATCGTGATATAATGAATGTAACAAAAGGAGAAATGTATGTCAATAATGGACAAACTAAAGCAGAACTCAAAGCTCAAACATACCGAGGTATTATCAGAGTCTAAGTTCTTTAACGAAAAAGATCAAACACCAACCGATGTGCCAATGGTAAACGTGGCATTATCTGGTTCAGTCGATGGGGGTCTATCATCAGGTCTCATTGTACTTGCCGGGCCCAGCAAACACTTCAAAACAATGTTTGCTTTGATGATGGCAGGTGCATATCTCAAGAAACATAAAGATGCTGTAATGCTATTTTATGATTCTGAGTTTGGTTCACCTCAAGCATACTTTGATCAGTTCGATATTGATACGTCAAGAGTGCTGCATACACCTATTACAAATGTAGAAGAACTCAAGTTTGATCTGATTGGTCAGCTTGAAGGTATGGATCGTAAAGATAATGTTATTGTAGTTATCGATTCTATTGGTAATGTTGCATCTAAGAAAGAGATGGAAGATACAATGAACGAGAAATCAGTAGCTGATATGTCTCGTGCAAAAGCACTCAAAGGTTTATTCCGTATGGCAACACCATATTTGAATATGAAGAATGTTCCGTTACTTGCTGTTAACCATACCTATCAAGAGATTGGATTGTTTCCAAAGGCGATTGTTTCAGGTGGTACTGGCATTTACTATAGTGCAGATAATATATGGATCCTTGGTCGTAGACAAAAGAAAACAGGTACAGAAGTAACTGGTTATGATTTTGTTATCAATATTGAAAAGTCACGTTATGTAAAAGAGAAGTCTAAAATCCCTATTACTGTAACATGGGAAGGTGGCGTAGAAAAGAATAGTGGCTTATTAGAAGTCGCAATGGCAGGTGGATACGTAGTTAAACCTTCTAATGGTTGGTATCAACGTGCAGGTGAAGAGTCTAAAGTTCGTGAGAAAGAAACATTGACCGAAGAGTTCTGGCAGCCTATATTTGATAATACAGACTTCAAAGAGTTTATTAAGAAGCAATATACAATTGGACATAAAGCTCTAGTAGAACTGGACATCGAATGAAGGAAAACGTAGACTATGAACTAGTCCCATGTATCGTAGATGATCGTTGGAATGTAAGGATATTGAAAGGCGATTTTGTAGAGACAGTTATACAGTTTGGTGTTCTTGCACCTGACATAAAGACTGGCACTATTAACTGGTCTATGCATATTATTGAAGCACCAAACGATGATGTATCGCGTGATGATCCTGTTTTTCAGGAAGAAGTTGCTGATATTTTATCTGCTGTTTTAGCAAATGAGAGTTTACAATCTAATAAAAAAGTGATACAATAGTATTATGAACATTACACTAGAACAAACCATACTTCGTAACTTACTGGTTGACGAAAGCTATATGCGCAAGGTGTTACCATTTTTACAAGTGGATTACTTTGAAGGTGTATACAAATCACTCTTTCAAGAAGTTGGCAAGTTTGTTGGCAAGTACAATAGACTTCCTACTCTTGAATCATTTAAAATAGAAATCGATGACGGCGATTTTAACGAGGAACAATATAGACATGCTATCGAAATACTACCAGAAATATTCAGAACTGAGAAAGTGGATCAACAATGGCTGTATGATACAACCGAAAAATGGTGTCAGGATCGTGCGCTATATAATGCTGTTATGCAGTCTATTACTATTATCGATGGAAAACATCAGACTCTAACAAAGAATGCATTGCCTGATATCTTGACTAAAGCGCTTGGTGTTACATTTGATACGAACGTAGGTCATGACTATATCGAAGATGTTGAGAAACGATATGAATATTATCATACAGTCGAAGATAAAATACCATTTGATCTTGATTATCTAAACAAGATTACAAAGGGCGGTCTTCCAAAGAAAACATTAAACATTGCTCTTGCAGGTACAGGTGTAGGTAAATCACTCTTCATGTGTCATGTTGCAGGCAGCCATTTGACTCAAGGTAAGAATGTTCTCTATATTACAATGGAGATGAGCGAAGAAAAGATTGCAGAACGTATTGATGCTAACTTATTGAATACACCAATTGATCAACTTGAAAATCTATCTAAGAATATGTTTACTGAAAAAGTAAATAGTCTTACAAAGAAAACATGTGGCAAACTAATCGTAAAAGAATATCCGACTGGTGCAGCCAACGTTAATCACTTTCGTGCATTACTCAATGAGCTTAAGTTAAAACGTGACTTTGAACCAGACGTTATATTTGTTGATTATCTCAATATATGTAGTTCTGCTAGAATGAAAACAATGGGAGGATCTATCAATTCATACACTTACATTAAAGCAATCGCTGAAGAACTACGCGGTCTTGCAGTCGAGTTCAACCTACCGGTCATCTCTGCAACGCAGACGACTCGTTCAGGCTTTTCTAGTTCAGACCCTGGGCTTGAAGACACATCCGAGTCTTTTGGATTACCCGCAACCGCCGATCTAATGTTTGCGCTAGTATCATCTGAAGAGCTCGAAAAGATGGGTCAGATCATGGTAAAACAATTAAAGAATAGATATAATGATATATCAACATATAAAAGATTTGTTCTTAACATAGATAAATCTAAGATGAGATTAGCAGACGCTGATGAGAATCAGCAAAACTTAGTACAAGATACTCCGGCATTTGATGCAACTAAATCAGGTGAAAGAGTAGCTTCTGAAAAATTTAAAGGATTTAAAATACAATGAAGGTAAAACTCGTTAGTTATTCCAAAGCTACTGAAAACTTTACTGGTCTAAATGATGTAAGTGATTTGATTGCATACTGTGCAAAAGTATCTAATCCTTCTGGCCAAATGAATATGGATAAGGCCGATAAGCTACTTGCCTATCTGAAGAAACATCAGCATTGGTCACCGTTCGAAATGGCTTCAGCTTGCATTGAAATAGAAACTACAAGAGACATTGCACGTCAGATCTTACGACATAGATCATTCTCATTCCAAGAATTCAGTCAACGATATGCAGATCCTACAAAGGATTTAGAGTTCGTCATACGAGAAGCAAGGCTGCAGGATAAAACTAATCGTCAGAATAGTATAGATACTGATGATACTAAATTGCAGATGTTATGGTCTGCACAACAAAACAAAGTTATAAAGGCTTCGAAAGAAGCATACAAATGGGCCATTGATAATGGCGTTGCAAAAGAACAAGCAAGAGCTGTTCTACCAGAAGGATTAATGTCAAGTCGTCTATTGATGAATGGCACGATTCGAAGCTGGATTCATTATATTGAATTACGATCTGGTAATGGTACACAGAAGGAGCATATGGAAGTTGCTCGTGCATGTGCTGAAGCTATCGCAACAATATTTCCAATGGAGAATACTAAGCCTATGAGTAAAACTATATCGACGTATTATCATAATACCCTCAAAGATTCGCATTGCAATATAATGATATCACCTGATTCAGATGTATTATCCATAGACTTTTACGTAGATGGAAGTCATGTAAAAAATGAAGAGTTTCCAGGTAAATCTATTCATTATTTAGAAAGTGCTGCAGAAAACTGGTGCTTTGGAATAAAGGAAATATAACAGTGTACAAAGGTAATTTTATGCGGTATAATATGAATAAGTTTATTAATTGGAAAAGAAAAAATATGACATATGAGCAAATAATGAAAGTGACTAAACCTTATGCAACTGACGCAGTAGGATCTGAAGCAAGTAAAGAATGGTACGAACCATTAGACAAAAGAATATATCCTGATATTGATTATAAGTTTAATGAAAATGATTTAATATCTGAATTTAAAGAATACGTTGATGCTACATATAATTCGCACTACTCTCAGAATGGCTTCCAGTCCACAGAGATCATCGTAGAGCGCGGTCATGGTACAGGGTTCTGTATGGGCAATATAGACAAATATTCTAATCGTTATGGCAAGAAAGGCAATCATGCCGAACAACGTAAAGATCTAATTAAAATAATGCATTACGCACTTATTCAGCTATCGATACACGATAAAAACCAATAATGATATAAATATTCTCATAGTAACTATCATGAAAGGATTTACTATGGACGTACTATCAAAAGTCAGATCATGGGCCGCTGGCCTAGCTGACGTAGGTGTCTCACTTGCAGCATTAGCTATCATCGTCGAAGTTCTAGGAATGGGCGTAATGCCATTCATGGGCGACGTAAGTGTAATAGGCAATGTTTCAAGCATAATGTCTTCTCTTGGATCTGAAGGATTGATCGGCTTAGTAGCTGTATGGATCTTATGGTCAATATGGGAACGCAAATAATAGTGTAACTATTATGTCACACAAAGAATAAATATCATTTTATATTGTGTACAACCAGTCTTATTTAGTGTATTATAGCTAAATAAGACTGCAGTTGCTGAAGCGACTTCAAATCGGATCGGACTCGGGGGCGGTACCCGACTGGTCCACCAAAAGGAGATTAGCATGATGAAGCTAGTCAGTAAATGGGCGTTTCGACTATACATCATTTGGAGTATAGTTGCTGACATTACATTGCTAGCTGGTATTATGTATCTAATCTTTTTCTGATGGGCCAGAAATAGAATCGACGGACGATGTAGGGAAGTGGAGACTGCCGGGTGATCGCGCATAGATCAAAAAAACTAAACGCAAACTCAAATTTTGCACCTCGTGGATTCGCCCTAGCGGCTTAATTTAACGGAGCTGACGACTTGCTTGGCAACAGAAAAGTCGCATTTAAATTAATTTTAGGAAAATAAAATATGAAAAAAATACTACTAGCTTCTGCACT